CTGCACGATCTCGGCCCGATGCTGGATGATCTCCAGTTTAAGATCCTCAATTTCCTGCAGGGCGTTCTTGAGGAGTCGCGCCTGGAAGTTCTCTAGGTCGTGTCGGGCTTTGTCTTGTGCCGGTATTGCGCTAATGAACGCGTTCCATACTTGATCGTCACTCATAGAAGGGTTTCTCTTTCCTGATGTTTGCTGATACTTCTCGTTCGTAAATGATGGCCTCGATGACCATTGTGATCAGCCCGACGATGATTGCCGAGGCGATGATCTTGCCGATGAATTGCATTAGAACGGATCCTCCTGAGACTCGGCGCGGATCGCTAAGGGGATGACGTTGCCTTTCAATTCTTGGATCACCTGGGAGGCGTCAAAGGATGTGAAGTTCGGAGGGAAATGTGCTTCGAAACCCAGTTTCTTTGCCAGCGTCCTAATGAGCCCAAGTTGTGCATCGGAGGCTGCTTTGTTGGGTGATGCCTGTGGGCGCTGTGTGCCTTCAGGAGCGTCGCTGGGTGTCATGCGTTGTACTTTTGTCATCTCTTCACGAGAGGGGCGCTTGGAAGGATCTGAGCCTGCATATCCACAGTTCGCTAGAGCGCGTCCGATGGCGGATGTCTCGCAGTTTTCCATGTGGCTCGTTGAGTTGACCCCGCGGTCGGTGTGATGCTCTTCTGCATAGCCTGTTGATACGAGTGTGTCGCCTTCCCATAGTTCGGCCTTAAAGATGCACCACTCGCCTGGGGAATATGCGTGAAGCGTTGTGATGACTCGAGGGACGACTGAGGACTTGACGACGGTCTCTAACCATCGCGCCAGTCTGGGCGCTACTGGCTCGTAGTTGTCTAAGTTGAATGTCATGTAGGGGCTCTTTCTGTTATTGGGATGATTTAGTTCCCCAGGGTCGCCATCCGTAGAGTTTCCACAGCTCGAGGGCTACCTTGAGGTTTTGGTTTCTTTTGAGCAGGTCGTTTCGGCTGTTGATCCAGCCTCCACGCTTTGCCCAGCCGACATTGCTGCCGTTTATTTGTAACAGTCCGAAAGATCCGCCGTAGGGATCTTTGCGGTTGATGCTCGTGGTCTGACAATGCGACTCGCGCCACATAATCTTCATGAGCATCGGTTTCTCCTTTTTGGGCCAGCCGAGTTGTACTGCTTTCGTTGCGTAGTATTCGCATCGGAAGGGCATAGCCTCGGCACTTGCTGGAGATGGGTGGAAAGCGGCAATAAGTAGCACGGCTGCCGCGAGTCGCTTAACAGCGATCCTTTGATCGAGTGAACATAATTCCTCCTAATCAAGAGCTGCTAAGCCCTCTGGGGTAATTGCACAGATCATCTGTGCTGATCCTGCGGAACCGATCCGAGTGGCTCCAGTAGGCACGATATAGCCTGCCGAGCGTAGATCCGAGCACCTTTTCCAGTAGCACCGTGAGCGCCTGATGAGCCCTGACCGTGCGCCTGCTTCTTCATCGGTGAGGTCGTGGTTCCGGTACTCGATGAGCAACAGCATCGCCTGGGAGGTTCTGCGGTGTTTGACGTCTTTAGCGCCTTGGACGCTTGTGGGGCGGTCGGGCTCTCGATGCAATGGTGCATGAAAGAGAGTTCCTTCGTCCCAGTCGTCGGGTCGGATGATTTTGCCTGCCATTAGTGCCTCCGTAGTAGGGATAGAAGGTGACGGATGTGACGTTACACGATCGGTGTTTGAAAAGTGTGGATTATCTTTTTCCACGCGCCGACGATCATATTGCCACTCTGGGCGAAGGTCGGCGAGACCTCGATATGGATCCAATATCCGCCTGGGCCACCATTGTTCTCGGCGTCCCATTCTTTCCAGCCTGGCTTCCCGTCACGATTACAGCGGAAACCGCGTCCGTGTGTCCCCCAGACGTACTGATGGATCTCTTCAATGCCGAGGGCGACGTGGTTTTCGGCGAGCCAGTCACAGATTTCGGTGACTAGTTTCTGATTGCTTTGTTTGTAGCCAGCGTCAAAGGCGCGTCCTGTGCCGTGTACTGAGAGCATTGTTGATCCGCGCATCGGTCGGTAGGCGTAGATCCCGAGGTTTTTGAAGCCCCATTTGTTGCTGATGATTTCGAGCAGCTTCTTTGCGCCTGGGGTGGCTGATCCTGTGGCGCTGGCGTCTTTGTTGCCCGTGTAGGGCATGACCTTACTTTTGGCTGTTGTCATCTTTTTCTTCCTCATCGGGGATGCCGTTGTTATTGGCGTCTTGCTTGCTTGCGCTAGCGATCATCACGCCCGAAAGAGTACCTGTAAGGAACATCACCACGGGGGACATGAGTTTGAAGAACTCGGAGTCCACGGGTGAGAGCTCTGAGCCTTGGTAAACGAACAGCAGGCCGAACAACATGAAGCCCATAGTGAGGGCGAGGATGCCAGCGAGTACGAGTCCGACGATGAAGCGGAGTCGTGCGTTTAGTTCGTTGGGTGTGTAGCGGTCGCCTTTTAGCATGACAATGCCTCCGAGGGTCGTGTTTCTGCTGTTACTCGAGAGGCGCTGAGGGCTTTGTTTTTAGTGACTGGGCAGGGCTTTTCTTCGATGCGGTTCTGGCAAGCCGTGAGGATTGAGGCGAACAGGAGCGCCACAAAACTAACTCTCCACAACATTGCTACCTTCTTCAGTCCAGCCGCTCGCCAATAGTTCGGCGTATTCTTCTTCGGTCATTTCGCGTACTTCGTCGTCTATCTGTATGTTTGGCCGCGCCATTTGTTATGCCTTTCGGTATCCGTAAACGTAAATAGTTCCACCTGTCAAAGTGCCAGAGCTGGGAGTAAACGTAAAACTTGTATAGCTCGTTGAGTCGGCGAGCAAACCTATTTCCTGACCGTAAACAGTCCCGTACCTAACGCGAGACCGCATCTCAGTAGCACGCGCTAGAAATGGCGACTGTATTTCTATGTAGCAACTTCTTGTAGCGCCACCGCCAGCATGATTGAACGCAGTTAGATTGCTTCCATTATCACCTAAAACAGTTGCGGCGCTTGGTTGTCCATAAGTTAAAAAATAGTAGTAGCCAGTAGCAGTACTGCCTAAAGTCATTTTTAGTGCTGTGTCAACAGACATTGAACCGCCAGTATCAACTATCACGTAACTGTCGTAATCGGTTGAAAATGCACTAGAAACTGTTACAGAAGCAACACCGTTTCCGACCGTTTGTTGTTTTATGTACACAAGCCCGCTGTTTGCTAGGTAGGTGTTCGTGTCCGATGCGGTCAACACTTCGCCAGTAGTAAAAGTTTTTATAGCCATTAGAACCCCAGTCTATTATTGTCTAGTGTGCCGAAGCCTTGAGTGTTGTTAAGAATTAGGTAGGCATTAGTGTCGCGCCCTGAGAAAAATATAGTCACACGCGTTTGGTCTGGTGTGGCATTGACAGAAATACCCTCGAGGATCACGTTGTATGTTGCGCCTCGGAAATAAACAATGCCTCGCTGATTAACAGCCGAGGTGATTGCCTGGATGACGTCAACATTAAAGTCGTTAGGCGGAGGGTAGATCGCTGGGCCTTGCTGGACGTCCGTGAACGTGATCGATGCAAGGGTTGAGTCTTTGCTCTGATAATTATTCAATAGCCATTGCGCGTGATTAAGTGCCTGGCTTGTGGTGTTGTCAATGGTGTCCACTTGCCAGCCATAAAGCGGAGTCACTCCCAGCGTCGCGGTCTGAGCTGCTAGCGCGTTCGGGGTAACCGTGATCGAGTTGTAATAGTTGTCTGCCGAAGAACGAAACTCGATCTGCTCATACTTCATCTGATAGGCGTAAGGCGTCCCTGTGCCGTCGTTCCAGTAGTACGTCGTCGGGGGTGCTGTATTTCGTCCGAACCAGTAAAGATTGGGGGTGGACTGATAAGTCAAACTCCCAGCGTAGAAACGCGCTTCTTCAGTCCTTGTGATCGTGTTCAACAACTCAAGAGCGTTTCCTGTGTACGTCTGGGCGGAGCCTGTGGAGCGACCGTTGAAAGCAGCAGGAGACGCACCAATTACGGAGCCGACGGTGTTGACCTGACTATCGGTAAGAGCTGAAGCGAGCGCGTAATTTGTGAGCTGTGCGCGTCCCCAGTCCGCCTGGATACCTTCACACTCGATCGTCACACGATCCATGTTTGTCGTGTAGCCGTAGTTAATTTTTACGTCTCGGATCCGCCCCCAGAAGGCAGCGAACTCATCACGTCCGACGACGACGCCTGGCTTGTAAATGTAGCCGACAACCTGATCTCCGAGTTTTGGGGTGACGCTCCACGAGGAAGGAAACTCCGACTCGACCGTCATCGTGTCAATGGAATAGTCGTCAATTTGTAGTCGGCGTCCGCGAAAGATGCTGACGTTCTGAAGGCTCGGCAGAGTTGTCCAGGTCGCGCCCTGCTTGAAGTCCATCTTCCAGACGAAAGGAACAGCCACTAGGCAACTCTTACCGGTAGAGGGCCGTTGCTTCTGTTGTAACGGCGGAGAGCATCGACGATCGCATTCGGGTCGCCTCCGTTGACATAGACGTTGAAGGTGTTGCCCATGTTCGGCATATTGCGCCCCGAAAGTGGTATCACTGCTTCTGGGCCCTTTTCGCCAATGAGAGCCAAGGTCGCAGACTGGACGATGCCTCCGTCGGCGAGCATTGGAATGTCTGGCACGTCAAAGCCTTTTCCGCCGAGACCTGGAACCCAGCCTGGGATCTTGAAGGAGAGCTTGCCGATGGTGTTATTCCAGACCGTGGCGATTGCGTTGAATAGACCTTTGTAGATCCCGAGAAGTGTGTTGACGTAACCTTCGACAAAGCTAACAACGCCAGCGAAGCCTGTTTTCATGCCTTCCCAAACTGATCCTGCAATGTCGCCGATGAACTCAAGCGCTTTGCCGAAAATGTCGAACTTCTTCTGCAAAACAAAGAGGGCGACGCCAACTGCGACGAAAGCTGCTACAGCGAGAAAGAGTGGGTTCATTGCCATTACAGCGTTGAAAGCGGCCTGGACTGCTGTGAATGCTTTAGTGGTCGCCGTCCAGACTTTCATGGCGATGTTGACGGTGACGATTGCTGCAGCGATGCCAGCGATGGCTGTGCCGATCCCGACGATGAGTCCTGTGTTTTCCTGGGCCCACATTGCAAAGTTCGCAAACAACCCAGACATCTTTTCAAAGATGGGAAGAAGAGCTGCTCCGATGGACTCTTTCGTCTCATCGAGAGCGATGGTCATTTTCTTAAAGCCACCCTGGGCGGTGTTGGCTGCTGTTTCCGCTGCACCGCCGAAAGCCTTGTCTAAGTCTTTGACATAGTCCGCGCCCGTAATGGTGACGCTGTTTAGTTTTTCTTGTGCTTCAACGACTTTTTGTTGCAGTTTTTGGCGGTCTTTTTCTGAAACCGTGGTGTCCTCGATTGCAGCCGTGTATTCACGCTGAACCTTTTGCAACTGTTTCCCGAACTTTGCCATGTCCTGCTGGGCGATGGCGTTTGCCCCCATTGGGACGCCAAGTTTTTTGAGTGCGGTGTACTGCCCGTTCTCGGCTTTTGCTAGGGCGATTGAAACAGACTCAACGTCTTTTCCTGTAGCTGCTGAAATGTCCAGGGCGGTGTTGAGCAGTTTTTGTCCACGTTCGGCATCTGAAGTGGCTCTGACTAAGTTTGCGAGCGCTGGGCGGAGTTGATCGTCTGCAGTCGCTGACGCGATTGAAGTCTTAGTGATGAACTTTTCAATGGATGCGATCTGTTTATCTGTTGCGCCAGTCGAGTTCTTTAGTTGTTTTGCAAGTTGAGATGCTGCTGCTTGATCTTCTGCAGCTGCTTTCGCAAAGTCAAGACCTGCTGCACCTAAGCCAGCGAGAGCTGCTGCTGCTGGGACTGCTGCTTTACTAATGGCGAATTGGGCTTTCTCCCCAGCGGTCTCAAGTTGTTTGAATTCGCGGACGGCTTTATCTATTCCCGTCCCGACGTATTCGGTAATGATTGGGATGTTGATTGCCATTAGCGCGTCTCCTGGTTGACTCTTTTGATTACGTCGCGCACAAGGTCGGAAAGTCCGCGTTCAACTTGTGGGAGATGTTTTTCTGCTGTGGGCCACAAGACTCGAGGCTCTCTGTTTCTCAGGTTGCTGTTAAAACGTGTGCCTGGGTTTGCTTTGCCTGCTACTTCAAAGATTGCGCCTGCAGGATCCGACTGGGTCACATAAAGCACAGCGGACTTGTTTCGGCGCGTTGAAGTTTTGAACTTGACGCCGGAGCGAACTTTGTTGATTGTCCATGGGAGCAGAGCGCGTCCGCGTTTATCTGTCCAGGCGTATTTCATCCCAGAGAGAGGCATTGACGGATAAGCCGCTTTTGCTTCAACAATAAGCGGAGAGACTACGTCTTTTGCTTTGCGGTTGAACTCTTTGCGATACTCGGGATCGATGCTTTTGAGGGCTTTGATAGCAGCTGCACCGCCGACGAACTCTGTCCGCGCTGTTGCTGTCATGTCTAGCCCTTTCTCTGCGAGTTGATTACGTCTATGCAAGTCATGAGATCCTGCGTAGTGAAGTTTATGTCTGGGGGCCAGTAGCCAGTCTCAACAAGAAGCTCGGCGAGAGTTCTTGCTACTGATCCCCGACGGTGGGGTTTTCTGCCTCATTGCTGATGACGTCTAGAGTGACTAATTTTTTGAGGAAGTCATCGAGGATGAGTGGGGGGTTATGACCTTGCTGTTTTGCTGCCTCATGTGCGAGGTAGCCGAGCATCTCTATAGAAATGCCTGAGGCGAGGTCGGATGCTTTGACTTTGTATTTCCGCTCCAGCTGCACAATGTGAAAGAGATTAGTTTCGACAACATAATCTCCTTCACCTGTGTTGACTTTGATGGATAGTTTCATGGGGTTTCCTTTGCACGGTAAGGGATTGAATTATGGAGTTACGTCGCGAACCCAAGTTCCAGATGAGAAACTGATTTCCATGACTTGGAGCTCTCCGACGGTGTAGGTGATCGGATAATTTGCGATCATGGTATTCGAAATCGTCCATTCTGGATTGCTGGCGCTGATAGCACCTGCGTCTTTTTTTACGACAATGGTGGTAGTTCCGAGTCCAACTTGACTGGCGATAACGCCTTCGACTTCTGTTGCGCCGTATGAAACGTAGAGGGTGATTGTGCCTTCCACGGTCTGAAGGCCTGGAACCATGCGCTCGCCAAGATCGCCGAAAGCGGTGCTAGTAAGTGGGTTGCTACCGAGTGTCAAAGTCACGCTCGAGGCCTGATCCGTGAGATCGGTTGACGCAATTTTCAACTCTGATGGCTGTGAAAGGTAAGTGGTTGTTGCCATGATTTCTCCTATGGGTTTCTTGAGGTTCCCACACGAACCGTGAGGTCGTATGAGGGAATGTCTTGGGATCCGATTGACGTGACAGAAGGAGCGCCCGAGATGAGGGAGATCGCGCTGTTCATGATCGTGTCGGCTGTGGTGATCAGGTAATCCTCGGCGTCGCTGTTGCCTGGGGGAGCTGCGAGGATCCTGAGTCCGAAAGTAATTTCGGCGATGTTGCTGTTGAAGCAGGTGAACGTGGGGGGCTCGACAAAGACTGTCATCGGGCGAGCGTTGCGACTGTCGGTGACGACTGCCAGCCCGAGTCCCGTGAGCGACGCTACAAGGGTGCTCTGGGCGCTTGCGAAGATGCCTGTAGCACTCACGCGACTACGCTCCGATTAACGCCGAGGAGACGGTTGATCTGCCCCATCGAGCCGACTGTGCCTGGAATGTTCATTGCTTCAAAACTGGCGAAGGAGTCAACGCTCCCACGTTCTCTGAATAACGAACCCGCCAGCATTGTCGTCGCCAATTTGACGTCCGCGCCTGGAGCGACAGTTAAAGAGTCAAAATAAGACGCTTCCTTCCGTCGTCTAAACGCGAACGCGTTAGCGGCGTCCGTGCACGCGCCAACGAAAGCAGTATCGTTTGCCGTAGCGACAGCGATACCGAGCCATGAAAGAACATCAGCTGCGACGATCCAGGTACAAGTCTGAGTCCATGTGAGCGTCCCAGTCGGGATCGATGCGCCACGTTCTAGATCTTCACCGGCATCGTAGAAGATGACCTGATTGCCGATGTAAATGTCGTAATCAAAAAGCAGGTCGCCTTCATCGTCAACGCCTTCAAAATAGTAAGGATTGACAGCGTAAACCGTGTGAGTACCGTTCAGGCCGTGGCCTAAGCCAGCAAGAATGATGCTCTGACCGATACCGATGTCGGTGTCCTCGAGGGTTTGCACCACGGCATAGTCGTCTAGTCGCTGATGATGAGTGACTGCGAATACTGCCATGATGCAAACTTTCTCGGGTGGTGCTTAGCGGATTAGACGAAAGCGGCTTTGATGCTCTTGGAAGCGTCAATGACCTTGGCTGCGAAGTAACCGCGGAAAGCGATTTGGCGTGAGAGCTGTGAAGGCTGTTCAACGCTGATAGCGCCCTTCTGCTGTTCCCAACACTCAATGCCGGTCGGATCCATGATGACCATGTCGGTCGCGCCGAGGTTGCGGTCAACTACGAGACGCAAGCCGAAAGCGACTGCTGAGTCGGAGCCAGGTGTCATTGTGCCGTAAGCATTCATCGGGCCGACCTGTGGGAACAATGGGCGATCCTGACCGTCCACGAGTTGTCCGAGGTACTGGAAGATATTTGGCGACACAGCGAGAGCGGATGGCAAGTTGCCATTCGAGCCTGTGAGAATGTCGGCAGCTGCTTGGTACATCCAGCGAACCCATTCAGCAGGATCCGTGATGGATGCATTTGCGAAGTTGTTGCTGTTGGTGGTTCCCGTTACGAGCTCGGAGCAAGCAAGAAGGTCGGTGCGGTCTGCGTACACGCGAGCCATGTCATCGAGCAAAGCGCCGAGGACTTCTGGCTGTGACCAGTCCATTGAGGCTTCGCTGATTTCAACGTATCCGCCTTGGATGGTTTTGGTGATTTGCACATCGTCAACAACGAAAGCGGATGCTGTGATCGTGGTGTTTTGTGTTGCAGTTCCGATGGTGTTGTGAGTTGTTACAACTGGGCGGATGAAGATTGCGCCTGCTTGTGGCATTGCGCGAACGCCAGTTGCGTCGATGAGTGGGCGACGTCCGAGGAAGTTGTTGTACACGGGGGCGATAATTGGGGTCGGGATGACGCCTGGGATGTCGCTTGTTACAACGTCGGGAGCTGCTGCTCGGATGTTGTCGTTCATTTGTGCGAAGTCGTGACCGCCACGAACGAAAGCCGAAATGTATTCAGCTGCCGATGGCAACTTGAACTCGCGTCGAGCTTGTGCGTAGAGAAGTGGACTTGTGGGGGTGGTTGCCGACTCTGGTGACTCGGCCTTGATTTCTTCTGACACTTTGTCCTCCTGAGGGGTGTCTATGGGTTGGTTATTTTCGTCATCCTCAGGATCGGCCGAGGCTGCGATTTCTGTGATTACTGCTTCCGAAAAAGCAGGAACCGCGACAAGTGATAACTCGATGAGCTGCGCCTTAGCGACAACCATCACGCCTGCCTTGTCGTATTTGAACTGAACTGGATTAGCGCCGACGCTAACTGAGTCATACGCGCCAGCCTTCAATAAGGCGACTGCGTCCTTTGATGCGCGAGTGTCCGCCAGAGTTGCTTCGAACTCGAGGCCTGCGTCGCTATCGGCGAGAGCGTTAACGACTCCGCGTAATTGACTCATGTCATGGTTCTCTAGAAGTTTTGCTGGTTTCTGAGTTAGGTCAAACGCGCCTCGAAGAAACTTGACGCGCTGACCTCCTGAAACAGTTGCGACAACATCCCAGGGGACGGCAATACCGGCGATACGCGCTGGGCGGTTCTCGTCGCCTGCTTCGGCGATGATGAGATCTAGATCGGCGTGAAAATGGATCATGATTACTCCAGATTATTCGTGGGTGAGAGTGGGTTGACTTCGGTCTCTTGCATGACTGACTCGTGCTCATCGGGCGCGTATTCGCCGACGTATTCATCAAGATCAAACTGTGTGTGGCGTCCTCGAGGGAGAACATCGTCCATAGACAACCGTTCCTCTATTGCATGAAGCAGGGGACGTGCTCCAAAGAGCAGCAAGTCCTGGCGAGCCTGTTGCGCGTTTGCGTAGGTCATGCCACTTTGGTCAATAGCGAGCAAGTAGGCAGGAATGTCCATGAGGCGAGACAGTTCTTTTGTCTGATACTCACGGCCTTCGACTAGCTGCAACTTTGAAGGATCCTGATCAAAGGCAATGAATTCGACAAACTCATTGAGAGCGCCGATTGCATTGGTGCGCCGATTAGATGCCCAGGCTGCAGCCATTTCTGCAAGCTCTTCGCCTGACATGGGCTCGCCACCGCGCTGACGAAGATATCCCGCCGCTATCTCATTTGTGGCAAACCTCTCTGCTGAGGCGTCGAGGCGGAGCGAAATTTGTATTGCGCGACGACCTGAGTACACGACGCCGACGTTTCCATTAAGGAACTGGATCACATTGCTCGGGTCAAGTGGGAGACCGTTGAACTCAAGTTCATCGGCTGGGCCAAACCATTCTGGCGGAGCATTGTTCGGGGTCTGAACCATGTTCGCTGGGAGCCATTGGAAAGTTGCTGGGAAGCCTGTGCTATAGCGCGAAGTAACCGCCCAAAAAGCGCGACCGTAGAGGATTAGATCCTTCGCGGTTTTTGCCATGATGAAGTTACGAGTGACCTTAGGATCGGGGCGCGTCATCCAAGACTCGCCTTCGACGTAGATCTTCTCGTATTCTTCGCCGTTCCATTGGAGGACGTAGGACTTCATGTCGAGGGTTCCCACGACCGTCGAGAGCAACGAAACAGCTCGAGCGACCGTGGGCACAGATAGTGCAGCTTCCTCAAATGCCCCTACGGTATATGAGTAAAACTGGCCTATCTGCGACGCGCCCGAAGCAGCCGCTAGTGGGGCGGAGGCATATGCAGGCGCGGTGATCTTTTTACCGAAGAGAGGCATCACCTGGAGTCTCTACCTGCCGTGTAACAAAAGCAAGCACCACGGGAAAAGATAGAAAGTGATCACCTACCGAAAGCGATCGCCGCTCTCGCCTTCTGCGTCGGCTTTGCTACAAGTGCAGCTGCGAAGATCATGCACCTTGCCATAGTGATCGGGCCGCTGCTCTTTTGGCTACTGATCGTGTAGCCAGACTGGGTCTTGACGCCGACGGCCCTGTTGACGTGCTCGAGGAGCATCTGCTCGCCAGTATGCACGAGGCGACCTTCGTTGATGAGTTGGCGGATGGTGCTCGTATGGGTGACAAGTTCGCCGTAGCCGACGTCTATTTTTTTCTTGTCAAGATCCATCGGAGCCATCTGGAACAGCGAAGGAGTGAGAGCGATCTGTCGGCAAGTCTTAGCGGACTCGTGCACCTTCTCCCAGCAAGCGCCGAGAGTGTCGGTAACGAACTCCACGGTCACAGCGATCTGCCCTTCGTCGTTGAGTTGAGCCCTAATTCCGCAATAGAGAGACTCATCAATTGAACTGTCCACGGCGAGGACGCCCCCCTCAGGCATTGCGCTAGTCGTCAACTTGTCAAATACGCCAGGGTTCAACCACGAGTTAGCGCTTGAGATCCACAAGTTCAGCGATGCTCTCATGAAGGCTGCTTTGTCCACTTGCTCGGACTCATCGACAAGGATCTCGGGATCCAACGTGTAGCCGATTGCTGGGTTTGCCATTGCCCAGTAGCCCTTTTCCACCATTGGGTCAACGCCTGGGGGGACGCTCCACTCAGCGAAGAACAATTTGGAGAACTTCTTTTCGTCAATAGCGCGGAGCCCTTCTTCACGCATTTTGAGCATCGCGTGGGAGTCCTCTGTCCCAGCTGTGCTCCAGCAGGACAGAAGCGGAGACTGCATTGCGCGTTGAGATGGCAGAGCGCCATTGAAGAGAACGTCGGCGGAGATGTTCCATACTTCGTCGGCGACAATGTACGTCGGCGAGAAACCGTGGAAGGCTTTCGGAGTTGCAGCTTGAACGAGCCAGCGCGACTCATCCGGCATGACGACCTCGTTACGACCGTATGACCAATAGGCCTTAGCGCATGACGTGATGAACGTCGATCTAATGCCCTGGCAATTGTTGGCAATTAGGGGCCAACTCGAGCACGATGAAAACGGGGATCTAGTCCGTCGGCGTTCTCTTGTTTCGGTTGCGCGTCAGAACGGCAAGACCGTCGCTCTGAAGGCGATGATCTTGTGGATGTTGACTAAAGAACCGATCCGACGTGGCAAGCCAGTC